AATCCCCCTGACGGTGGACCACCTCTCGGTGTTCGACCCCGAGAGGTGGTCCACCGTCAGGGGGATTCGCATCCTCCAGCGGTCGCTACCGTCTGCTGCGTGCCACATGGTCAGGCTCCCGAGGAGACACGAAGGTAGGCCTCCGCGCGGACGACCGCAACCCCGTACAGGGCGCCGGTCTCGGGCTCGGAGGCGACGAAGCTGCGGCCGTGGCACAGCACGTCGTAGACCTCGCCGCCGAGGGTCCGGTCCGACTCGACGGCGCGCAGGATGTCGTCGAGCATGTTGCAGGCCGCCTCCTGCCGTAGCTCGTCGGAGTCGCCCGCGGACTGCGCCCAGCCGACGATGGTGAAGACGAGGTCGCGCCGGTACTTCCCGAGGACCACGTCGTGGCGGCTCGGGACCTCGTCGAGGACGACGACCGCGAAGGGCGGCTCGACCGGAGGCGAGGAGAGCCGAACGCGACCGACGCGCGTCGGCGACGAGCCCGAGAGGTCGTGCGTGTAGACGCCCGAGCCGTTGATGAGCTGGAGCTGGGTGACGAGCGTGTCCCAGATGTCGACGAGCTTGGCTGCCATCAGTCCTCTCGGCGGTCGGAGGCGAGCGCGACGCGGAAGAGGTCGGCCAGCTCCGGCTCCAGCTTGCCGGCGACCTCGTCCATGGCGCGCCCGAGGAACAGGGTGCGAGGCACGGTGACCTCCTTCACGAGCTTGTACCACGCACGAGGTACGCCCGGCGCGACCTCGTCGCCGCTCTTGCCGATGAACAGGCCGCCGCTGCTGCCCTGGAAGACGTAGAACCCCTCGCCCGAGTAGCTGCGGAGGGACCCGCCGAACCGCTCGTCACCCGAGTCGGTCAGGCTCGGGCCGAGGGGGATGCGGAGGAAGTCGGCGACCCTCGGCCGGACCGTGCCGCCGAACTCCTGTAGGGGCGCGTAGACGACCTCACCGCGACCGCCCGCGGACCCGCCAGCTTGGAGTAGGACGGTCGGCATCCCGGCATCATCCACGACGGACGACCTGATGGACGCCCGCAGGCGGCCGGAACGCACCTTAGGAGCCGTCGTAGCGTTCCGCTTGGCTACCGAAGCGAGCTGGAGCGAAAGCGCCGCGAGACGGGCTCTCAGGCGCCGGGAAAACTCGGCAGCCCCCAGCTCTCGGATACGGTCGGCCCAGCGGTCGAGGGGTTCGGCCTCAGCCATGCTACCCGCCGAGCCAAAACTCGGGCTGACGGAAGTCGCCGAGGAGCTGCTTGACGTCCTTCCGGATGGGCGGCAGCTCGCCGAGGCTGGAACGGGCGTTACCGGCGCTCGCGGTCTTCCGGCCGCCGCTCTTCTGGACGCTCCAGGCGTAGGCGACCTGCCGCACGACCGCCTCGTGCAGCCGGTTCGGAGCCGTGCTGTAGCCCGCGACGCAGATGACCTCGATGTGCCGCTTGCCGACGCTCCAGCTGTGCGAGGCGTCGGGGTTCAGGAGCACGCGCCCCTCGCGGTCGAGCAAGGTGTAGTCGCCGCTCGCCACGAGGTAGCCCGCCGCGCTGTAGCCCCACGTCGGGTCGTCGTAGATGCTCGTGATGCTCGCGACCGGCCGCACGGGCAGCTGCAGCGCCCGGCGGTCGAGCCCGGCAGGCCCGTCGAGGTAGATGGTGCGGCTCGCCGAGTCCCAGGAGACCGACCCGCCAGCGGTCTCGGCGCGCCAGCCGCACCAGCCCGCCAGCTGCGACTCGACCCGCCCGATGAGCGCGTCGAGGGCCGCGTCGGCCCCCGAGGCGAGCCCGGGGATGGACGGGTAGACATCCGCCGCTGCGAGCAGTGCCATGGGTCAGCCTCCGCGCTTCTTGCCCCGAGCCGCCCTATCCGCCTGAGGGCGGCCGAGGGCGCGGTCCTCCCGCGGCTTGGGCTCGTGCTCGCGGAAGCAGTCGGGGTAGCTCGTCATCAGCCGACGAGCCTCCTCGTCGGAGACCCGGAAGACGTCGCCGCAGTCGAGAGGACCGAACCCGGCGAGCCGCATCGACCCTCGGCCTGGACCGTAGCCGACGAACTCGACCAGCATCGCGCTACCCCTGCTTCGAGTAGGCAGCCGCGCTCGACTTGCGGAAGCCGAAGAGCTTGCGGTGCTTCTCGGGCAGGTGAGCCCAGCCCGAGCCCTTCTCGCCGAAGTCGCTGACGAGCCGCTCGCCGACCGCCTCGGCGTCGAAGAGCTTGGCGCCCTCGGCGTCGGTCTCGTCGACGAGCTTGCGGACCTCGCCCGGCATCCAGCCCCGAGTCTGCGAGTTGAGCCCGTGGTAGGGACTCTCCTCGTCGACGAGGACCTTGCGACTCGGGCGCCGCTTGCTGTTGGGGTCCTTCTCGGCGGTCTCGACTCCGGCGGGGAAGCCGAGGAAGCGAACGAACATGGGGTGCTCCTGTCTACCGCCGAGGGGTCGGGCCGGCGGTCGAGCCCGGTAGGCCGAGGCCTACAGGTAGCGGATGAGCAGGGTCAGCCCGGTGTCGGGGAAGGCGACGCCCGTGCCGTTCGACTGGTCGTTGACGACCTCCAACGCTTGGTCGGCGTCGAAGGTGAGCAGGGTCTTCGTGGCGGCGGACTCGAAGTCCTGCGCGGTGTCGCCAGCGACGCCAGGCGCTTCCTCGTCCGAGGTGTAGTACACCGAGCCGGCGGTCACCGAGCCCTCGGCGGCCGACGCCGTCGACCACAGCCAGACGGCGGTCGAGGCGTCGGAGCCAAGGACGGACAGGTCGCCGTAGTTGCTCGCGTGCCCGGTGATGCCGTCGACGGACCCGAAGCGGACGCCGACCAGCTCGAACTTCCGGCCGGGGTTGAAGAGGGTCTTCCAGTCGGTGCCCGCAGCCGTGTTCGGGCACAGGTGGACGGGGGTGATTTCCATGGTGCTGTCCTCGAAGGGGTAGGCGTCGGACTACAGGTTGTAGCCCCAATGGCAGTTGGAGGTCGCGGCGGGGTCGGGGGTGTCCATGACCTCGCGCACGGTGGCGACCATGTTGACGGCGCCGGAGATGATCTCCTTGTCCACCTCGACGGTCGCGCCGCGCTTGGCGTAGCGCTGCCAAGCGCCGAGGTCGACGAGGAGCACGCCCGTGGTAGCGCCCGAGCCGGTGTAGAGGCCGGTCGTCGCGAGGTCGGCCGAGACGTAGCGCGACATGATGAGCGGCACGCCGAGCAGCTGCGCCAGCTCGCCGGTCAGGACCGTCGCGCCCGAGCCGTAGGCATCGAGGGTGAGCACCTGCGAGAGGGTCAGGAAGTCGGTGACGAGCGCCTCGGGCGAGACGATGGCGACGAGGTTGCCGACACCGCGCTCACCGAGCGAGCCGCGCATGGCCGCCATGTTGGCGACGCTCATCGAGCCCGACAGGTCGGTGCTCTCCGAAGCGTCGACCGCGGCGGCGCGCCAGCCGAGGAAGTAGCGACGGTGGTCGGCGTCGCCGCCGAGGCCGGAGGCGCCCCAGCGAGACCGGATGTTCCAGCTCGCGATGGTGTCCTGATGGGTCGCGGCGCTGTCGCCGTTGACCATCGCGTCCTCGAAGCCATCGTCGATGGCCGAGACCAGCTCGCGACGAAGGATGGCGGCGGCTGCGATGGCGCTGTCTTCGAGCGCCGCGTCATCGACGATGGTGCGGACCGCGAGGCCGCTCATCGTGATGGTCGTGTCGGCGGTCGTCGGGGTGCTCGCCGAGTACTTCCGGGGGTCGTCGGTGCTGATGTTCCCCTTGATGTAGGGGCGAGCGCCGACCGTCAGCCGCGGACGGATGACCGTGTTGCCGGTGACCGGGACCTCGGGCAGCAGCGCGCGGAGGCGCCGCGGGATGCTGAACTCCTGATAGACGCTCGGCAGGAAGCCATCGGGGATGAACTCGGCGCCCGAGCCGGCGGTGTCGTAGAAGGCCTTCTCGATGGCGCCGCGGAGGGCGCGCGAGGGCGAGCGCTGGAGGTGACGGAACAGCTGGTAGTCGAGCTGCGGGGTGTCCGCGTCTCGGCCGCTCTTCGACATGCGCTGCGCCATGCGGGCGAGGTTGCGCGTCGAGGCGAGGCGGACGAGGTCGGCGTGCCACTCGTCGGCGGGCTGGGGGTCGGAGAGCAGTCCGTGCTCGGTGGTCTTGATGGTCGCGCCGCCGAGGCAGTCGGGCAGGCGCACGGTCTTCTCGTGCGGACCCCAGTGGACCGGGCCGGCCGAGTCGGTGCGGTGGTTCGGGTCGTCGGAGCCGAAGCCCTTGTTGACGTACTGGTCGAGCTTGGCGTTGCCGCCGTAGGGCTCGGGCTCGGTGAAGTTGCGCTCGGTGAGCACGCGGTGCGCCTTGACGACGTCGTCCACCTTGCGGTCGAGACCTTCGAGCTTGGCGTCACGCTCACGACCGGTGGACATCAGCTCGTCCTGCCGGGCCTTAATGGAGCCGAGGGTCTTGGCGGCCTCTTCGCGAGTCATGG